CCATCGTCCAGCAGCACCCCCGCGTCCAGATCCCACCCTGCCGAATGCCGCGCCCCGCGCCATTCGGACAACGCCAACCAGCGCAGCTCGACGGGTTGATGCAAGATATTACTTGCACCGCGTTCCCCCGGCAGCTCCAGCAGCCGCGCATAACACCACTGTGTCTCGTCCGTCGCCAATGTCCGCCACAGCTTCGCCCGCGCGCCACGCAGCCCGCGCAGCGCCAGCAGCGTCGTCTCCAGCGCGACCGTCGAAGTGGCCGTCGCCGTTACCCGCAGCACGAGATCATACGGCAACCGCAGCGCCGCGCGTCCCCCCCCACTGCCATCATATACCCCGCCGCCCGGCAACGGCACGAGCGCATCCACCGATGGGCCAGTTTTGATCGGTGTGCGGGGCGCACCCGCCGGCAACGTCACCGTCCCGAACCGCGTCAGTCTATAGGTCATGGCGTCTTGTCACCCTGTCACCCTGTCACCCTGTCACCCTGTCACCCTGTCACCCTGTCACCCTGTCACCGTACCCCCACCGCCCGCATCGCCCGTCGCACCCCATCTTCGGCCGCCGCCGCCACCGCCGCCGGCTGCCCGCCCGGCGCATTCACCGTCACGCTGAACTGATAATTCGTTGTTACCGGCCCCGCCCCGCGCACCTCCCGCTGCGGATACACCCGGCTCCCCCGTGGCAACTGCACCAGCTCCGGCCCGCGTTCCCCCACCCACGCCAGCCCGCCCGGCGCAAACATCGTCCCGTTCGCAAACCCCGGCACGGTGATCCCGCCCGGCAGCCCACCGACCAGCCCCGCAATCGCCGCCTTTGCGGCCGCAATCGCCCCGTTGATCGCGCCGACCACCGCGTCCACCAGCCCCTGCGCTGCCGCGATCACCCCCGCGCGTACGCTGTTGATGATCGCCTCGCCCACGTCCTTCAGGTTGAAACCCGCCAGGAACTCCCGGATTTGCCCGAACTTATTCACGAACCACGTGTACAACTCCTGGAGCTTGCCGCCGGTCAGCACATTGAGCGTATCGAGCGCCGCAATAAAAACCGTCTGCGCCCAGGTCGCCAGCCCTTGCCCCACGGCCTGCATCTCGGTAAATGCGCTCATCCAATCCCCACGGATCAGCGCCAGCACCGTGCGCAGCACCCCCAGGATCGTATTGAGCGCCGTCGCGACCGTGGCAGACACGAACGTCCACGAATTGCCGAGGATCTGCTGGATCTCCGTACCATGCGCCGCCACGAACCGCCCGATCTCGCCGAGGATCGGCACGACCGTCGCCTGGATGATCTGCACCGCCGTCGTCACAATCGCGCCGACCGTGCTCCACGCCTGCCCGAACGTCGCCTGAATCTCGGCCCCGTGCGCCGCCAGGAAGGTTGTGATCGCCCCGACCACACTCTGCACCAGGCTCTGGATCGGCGGCAAGATCGTCTCGATCAACGTCTGCACGTTCTGCCAGGCCACGCCCCAGATCATCGTCGCCTGCGAAGAGGCCGCCAGCAGCCCCTGGATGAACGTCACCGCCTGCCCAACGATCCCCTGCACCTGGCCCCACACCTGAACGGCCGTCGCCTGGATCAGCGGCCAATTCGCCGTCACCCAATTCACCACATCCGCCATCGCCGGGATCAGCGTTCCCGTCAGCCAGGCGGCCCCGGCCTGTGCGCCGGCGATCAAACTCGGCCCCAGCGCCGTCGCCAATTGCCCCAGCACCGGGATCAACGCCATCCCGATCTCTTCCTGGACGTTGCCCATCTGATTTTTGAGGATTTCCAACTGACCGGAGAAGGTCTTGCCGGCGGCCCGCGCTGCGCCGCCGAATTCGCTTTGGAGTTCCTGGAGGATGATCTTCTGCGCGCCCAGCAAGTCGCCCGATTCCTGGAGCGCCTTGATCGCCATCTTCTGGCTCTCGGAGAACGTCACCCCCACCCGTGAGAGCGCCGTCATCCCCGTCAGCGGATCATTCAGCGCCTTGCCCAGTTGGATCGCCGTAGACTGCAACTGCTCAGCCGATGGCGTCGCCCCCCGATTCATCGCCGTGGCCATGTCCAACATCGCCGCGGTCGTCTCCGGGAAGATGTTCGCACCGATGTTCTTGAAGGTGAGCAGCATCGCCTGCGCGCCCGTAATCACATCATCCTCGACCGGCGTCACCGCCGACAACGCCGCCGACAGACCTTCGACGGCCGCCTTCGACACCCCGGCCACCCCGCCCGTCGCCTGCAACACGCTATCGAGCTGGCTGCCGATCCGCTGCGCCTCGCTTGCCGCGCCAAGCGAAGATCCCAGAATTGACCCGATTCCCACGACCGCGCCGCCCGCCAGCCCTACGATACCCAAACCAATCGTCTTCGCTGCCCCGCCGATGCCCGCCAACGCGCCGCCGAGTCCCCTCGCCGTGGACTCAGCCCCCTTCGCCCCGGCCTGAAACTCACTCGCATCCAGCCCTAGCTTCACCAGCAACGACGCAATCGTGCTCACCTTGTCACCTTGTCACCGCGTCATCCTGAGCGTAGTCGAAGGATCACCCGAACGCCGCCACCACGCGCCCCCACTTCTCGGCCAGCGTTGCCGCCGCATCCGGCTCCTCGTCCACATCGAACACCGGCATAAAATCCCCCGGCTCGAACGCCGCCTGCTTCGGCCCCCGGTTCACATTCGCCACCGTGCTTGCCACGATCCCCGCCCGCAGATCCGCCCGCTCCTCGCCCCACGGCTCCACCTGGCTGTACGCCTGCCACTCGGCCATCGTGCGCGCCGGCATCTCGGCCAGCAGTCCATCCACGTCCCAGCGGCCCAGCGCCAGCGCCAGTCGGAAGCCGAAGCGCCGGCCGGGCCGCTGCCTCAGTTTTTTGCCAGCTCCGCCACATCGGCATCGCTCATCCCCGACAGCCGCCGGGCCGCGTTGAACACCCGTTCGATCGCCGCGGCCGACCGCTCGCCGAGCGCCGCCACATCCACCTCGCCGAAAAGCGGCTGACCATCGGCGTCCACCATGCACCGCGCGCACAGCCGGGCGCGCAGATTCGCCAGATTGCGCTCGCCCCCCAGCGGCCCGATCACGCTCAGCTCGAAATCATCCTTCTGCCCCGCGCTCAGCCCGCGCACCAGCACCGTTCCACCCCACTCCGGCACCGCCACCTCGACCGTCTCCCGATCCCGCGCCCCCAGGATCGCCTCTCGTGTCAGCCGTGTCAGCATCGTTCCTCCTTCGTCGTTCGTCATCCGTCCGGTACGCTCGCTAACCAACCGTTAGCAGCCCTACGCCAGCGTCGGCTTCCCTGTAATCCGCAGCGTCACGCTCCCGCGTAACGCCCCGCGCACCGGCGCCGTCGGCCCCACCTTCGTCACCAGCGCCGTAAACGCCCAGGTCGTATTCCCAGAGTCCGGGAAGACGATCTGGAAGTTGCGCTTCGTGCGGTTGACCAGGTCCTTGATGAGACCGGTGGACGCGTTGTGCGTCGCGTTCGTCGGCACATAGTTCACGTCGAACGTCACCTCGCCAGCATCCAGGATCGTCCCGATGTACTCCGCCCACCCGTCTGTAGACGTGTGGCCCGTCACATCCTCGGTATCCAACTCTAGCGACGGTCCATCAATGTCCAGCAGCTCCGCAATCGTCGCGAAGGTTTCCGGCGATCCGCCGTCCCCCTTCTTCACCAGCGCCCCAAAAGAGCTGATCGCGCTCGTCATGTGCCCTCCTAGAAGTTGCTTAGGTCAACCACGCCGAACTTCACATCCGCCGCGCTGGCCTCGAAATAGAGCTTCAGATCGCTCTGCACCCACCCCTCGATGCCGAACGGCCCGAACACCGCATACTCCCCCGCGCCCAGGCTGAACGCCGTGATATCGCCCGTGCGACCCAACCCGTTCACCACACTGGTGATCGTAATCGTCACCGCGCCCACCCCCGTGTTGTGCGCAAAGATCAGGTTCTTGCCACTGGCCGCCGCCTGATTCTTGTTTGCCACATCCGCCGCCGTCATCGTCAGATCGGCCGCGTTCGCCGTGTACACATTCGACCGGATCCCCAACGCCGCTTTCGGCGTCAAACTCGTGCGTGCCATCGCCCGTCCCCTCCTCGCAATCCCCGTGCTCCTCGTAATCGCTGCTTCCGTGGCGCCTCAACCGGCGCCACTTCCACGCGCGCGCCATGCCGCGCCAGATGCTCCAGCATCGCCGCCTCGCCGTCCAACGTGTCCCAGGCGCACTGGCGACAGCGCAACAGCGGCAGTCCATTCCACGCCAACGTCAGCCACAGCTCAGGCTCATCGCTCATCGCCACAGCTCCACGTCCACGTGGCGGAAGAACACCCCCGACTCCGGCTCATCATCCGGCAGATCGTTGACGACCGTCGCGCTCGACCCCGGCCCCAGCAGCCCCTTCCGGCCATCACACGCCAGCCACAACGCCGCCGCCACCTGCGCCGCCGCGTCATACGTCGCCGCCGCCGCCGTCAACTGCACCCGGTACATCCGCAACCCGCTCGGCCCCGTGTGCGCCACCTGCCCGATCGTGCTGATGACCTGATAGCGGATCGCCGGCAACGTCACCCGCTGGGGAAACCGCAGCGGATAAATGCGCGTCCCCACCAGCGCCGCCAACCCCGGATTGGCCGTCAGATATTGCACCAGCTCGCTTTCCAGGCTCATTCCGCACCCCGTCTGGACGTAGATCGCCGTGACTGCGCCAACGTCGCCCACACGCAATCCTCGGCTGCTTCCGAAGCCGTCGTGCGCCACGGCGTCTCACACCCGCACCGGCCACACACAAAGCGCCACAGCCCGCTTTCCGGGTCCGTCTCCAGCGTCATCGTCCCGATGCACGCCCCGCAATGCGCCACCGCCGTCTGCGTTGTCACCGCGTCACCCCGCCGTCGCCTGCTCCACCAGCGTCCGCAGCGCGTCCCCCATCACCCGCACCGCCGCATCCGCCTCCTCGTCGAACGCCGGCCGGAGATACGGCCGCGCCTTCTGCGTCACACTCCGCGCAAACACCCGCTGCCCATCCGGCCCGACCCACGACAGCATCTTCGCCCGCTTCGGCGTGATCGTCCCGCCGAACTCCACCTGCGCCGCATACACCACATCCGTCCCCACCGTCGCCTCGGCGTGATCCCGCCCGCCCTCGGCTTCGATGTGGATCGAACGGCGCAGCGTCCCCGTTCGGTACGGCGCCTTCTGCTTCGCCGCATTCTGCACCCGCAGCGCACCGGCCTCGGCCGCCCGTTTCAGCGCGTCCCCGGCCACCTGGTCGGAGAGGGCGCGCAGTTTGCGCAGCAGCTCCTTGTCGCCGATCACCTCGACGCGCGTCGTCATGTGCGCACCACCTTCACGCCCAGATACGTCGTGACCCCCTCCCCATCCCCGCGCACCTCGGTGATGTCATAGGTCACGCCATCCACTACAGCCCGCATCGCCGGCGTAATGCTCGCATACCGTCCGGCCAGCGCGATCACGTGCGTCGTCGCCTCGATCATCAGCCCCAACGCGCGCACCTCGCGCTCGCCCGCCGGCGCAATCCGGCACGCCAGCGCGCTATGCCCCGCCAGCGTCCCCCAGGTATCCGTCGGCTCGCCCGTCGCGCCCTGCGTGCTGGCCGTCACCTGCTCGACTTTGCACGTCGCCGGATAGAACGCCCCCAGCCCGGCCAACATCCGCGCCGAAACGATGCCCGTCACAGTGTCACCCCGTCACCGTGTCACCTTGTCACCCGGTCACCCGCCGCGCAGTGCCTCATTCCATACCCGCTCGCGCCAGGCGAAGTCGTTCGGGACCCACTCGGCCACATCGAACGCCCCGCCCGCCTCGGCCATCTCCGCCACATCCGCCTGGCGGCGCAACTCGCCCGCCCGCTTCAGCAGCGCATCGGAGGTCTTCGCGCCATCCGTGCTCAGGTCGAGCAGCCGGATCACCTTCAGCGTCAACGCCTGATCGCTGGCCGCCGTCTCCAGACCGAGCGCCGCCGCCCGCCGCACGTTGCCGCCCTCCAGCGCCAACAGCGCCGCGATCTCATCATCGTCGAACAGATACTCCGTCGCCGACCGATCCGGTATCAGCAGCCGCACCCGGCCCGCATCCGCCGTCACATCGAACGTGAACGCCATATGCACTCCTGTGCCAACGGGTGATGTCTGAACCCCTAACACATTGTTAGCGATTCACCCTGTCACCTTGTCACCCTGTCACCTACGACCCGGACCCGTTGCTCGCCACCGTCGCCTTCGGATCCAACCGGCAGCCGCCGATGATGTGCATCCCCTTATAGCGGATCTCGTTCGTGTCGAAATCGCCCAGCATGGCGTCCACCCCACCGCCGACGCGCATGGTGTTCGGCGCCTTCTGGTACAGCCCCGGCTGCTCATAGCCCCGCAGGAACCCGATCTCGATGGCTGGCCGGCCCCGCTCCGGGTTGGCGAAGAGGAACCACGAGGTGCTCCCGTTGGAAGACGACGCCACAATCGGGATGTACGGATTCACGCTCAGCCGCACCCGGTTGCGCATCCAGTTCTGCGCAAACATCTGCTGCTGCGCCGTCCCGGCCGCGACGTTCGGATCCACGAGGATCTGCGTCGCGTTGAGGATGTTCTGCGCCGTGATCTCCAACGCCGGCGGCACCACCAGCTCCACCGCATCCACCACAATCGGCTCGCCGTCGCTATCCGTCTGCGCGCCGAGGATCCGCATGGCCGTCTGGAGGCCCGCAATCGAAAGCGCCGGGTTGCCCGTCACGACGTTGGCATAGCTGCCCGCCGAGTAGAGCGACCCATGCGGCCCGGTCGTCGTCACGAAGAGCGCCGTCGCGAAATACTCCTCGGTATAGCGTGCGCCCTGCGCCAGCCGCCGGGGAATGTCGCTGAACGCATCCAGGTCATCGTTCACCAGCATCCGCCAGTTGATCGCCGCCGCCTTCTCGTACACCTCCACGTTATACGTGTACCCCGTCTCGCTCAGCGCGCCTTCCTGCGGCGCGGTGTTCTCCGGCTTCAGGTAGCTCGGATAGAACCGCCCCGTCAGCCCGTCCATCTGGATGCGCCGCACCGTGCGAAAGTCGTTCACCCGCCCGCGCTTGCAGTAGTTCTGCCAGGTCGGCTGAAACGCCGTGTAGTTCCCCAGGAGCTGCCGATCCAGCACATCCCCCATCAGCAGCGGGAAGTCGGAGGTGCTCATCGCCTCCTGCAACAGGTAGCTCGGTCGCTTCCCTGCCACCACATCCGCCACGAACTCGGCCGCCTCCGCCACCCGCGCCACGTAGGCCGCATCCGTGTTGCGCCGGCTCAGTCGCGTCCCACTCACGCTCAGAATCTCGGCCAGCGTCCGCTGGCCCGCCATCGGTGTCCACATATCGCCCATCGCCCCGTCTCCTTACTGTGTCATTGCGCGGGGCCGCCGCCCCGAAGCAATCCCCCCTACACCCTCGTGTACTCGATCCACGCCGCGTACACGTACAGCGCATCGGTGGTGTGCGCGCCCGGCGTGATCCCCACGGCCGCCACCTTCGGGTGGGCGCCCACGTCGCCATGTGCGATGCTCGCGCTATACTCGGCGATCCCCGTCCCCGTCACCGCGGCCGTGTTACCGCCGGCATTCGTGTCGCCCGTGTTCTCGAAGAAGCTGATCGCCAGCACCGGCGTGTCGGTCGCCCCGGCCATCGCCGCCAACACATGCACCGTCACCGCCGCCGTGTCGTCCAGGTCCGGCGGATACGCGATCCCGCCGAACGTAATCTCGTCGCTGTTCGATGCCGCCCAGTTGATCCGTTGCTGCTTGTCCGTCGCGCCGTTCACGCGTTCCAAGATCGGCGTCGTATCGCTCGCCAGCAGACCGCCGTTCGCCGCCGTGTTCGGGATCGCATTCGTCACGACCTCGCGCCACGCGCCGATCGGCAGCGGGATGAACCCCTTCGCCATCGTCGCCGTGAGCTTCGCCGCCGTCACCGCGTTCGCCGCGATCTTTGCCGTCTCCACCGCGCTCGATGCCAGGTTCGTCGCCGTCACTGTCCCTGTGCCGAACGCGCCCGATCCCGGCGATGGCACCTTCAGCACCGTGATCGTCGCTATCGCGCCGCTGCTCACCGTCTCCAGCGCGAATCCGAAGAAGTAGCCGGTCGTCTTCTTGCTCAGCTTCGGCGTATCCGCATCCACGTAGTAGATCGCGTCCCCCACCGCCACCGCGCTGTTGCCGCTGCCGTCCACCCCCTTCACGCTCAAGTCCCACACCCGCGGCCCGAAGTCCACCGAGGTATACCCGGTCGGATTGCCGCCTTCCGCCTCATCAGTCAGCGCCACGCCCGTCAGATACCCGAACCGTACCGGATCTCCCGTCTGCGGTGTCGTCGGGTTGTCGCAGACCACGCTCAACTGATACCCATTCGCGCTCACTCGATTCGTTGCCATCGTCCCCTAACCTCCTCTTACCGGTTCATGTCCGTGTCCGTCCGTGGTCGTCCGTGGTCGTCCGTCGTGCTTCCAGCCACCCCGTCCACCCCGTCCACATCGTCCATCCGGGCCTACCGCCCCGCCGCCGCAGCCTTGGCCGCCGCCTCGCTCAACCCCAACCGCTGCATCGCCTCGACC